GTTTGCCGTAACTTGTAATACTATGCGCTATCGAATACAGTCTACTACGGTACCTTCATCGGTATCAACGTATACGGACCTCAAACTTGGAGGTACGTACAACGGAGTCGTAAATGGCTCCTTTGTCGATAGTGAGTCCCTAATGTGGGATAGTGCTGAAGGTAGTAGGAAGGCTAATAAAGCCGTACTGCATCTTAAGTATATAGTATCGAGTTATCAATCGTTGTCACGTTATAATGGCGTCGATTCGTCTAATGCTCCGAACCCCCGGACTAGGTATGATAATGTGCGCACGATAGCGCACACCAACCTCAGGCCCAGCGCCGATAAGGCACTGGCTGGAAGTTACATACCTGTTACTGGGTACTCGACAGACGACCTTGGAAAGTGCGTTTTTGACGCATATAACAAGTTCGTCAATGGCATTACCGCGCTCTCAGCCGACGTGTCTTTAGCAGAGTCGGGGGAAACCCCGAAACTGTTTGACATTTGGCAGCGCAGATTGTCCGCCCCGACTAACATTGTGAATGGTTTTCTTAACTATTCCTTTGGTTGGCGTCCCGTGATTAGCGACTTAATCGCTATCTCGCGGGAGTTGAGGACATTTCCGAAGACCGTTCGGAAGAGATTAAAAGCTATCGGTAACGGTGAAGTAGTGAGGCACTTCAAGTTCTCACTAGATAATACTGTTAACGATCTCAATACGGTTCACTCGTCCGGACCCGCTACACCTTATTGGTGGAGCGCATACGAACGATCAACCCGTACTCGGTCAAAGAGTCGTACTGTTGTAGTAACAATACGAGCCAACGTTACTCCTAAGCTTAATGGAGACGGCCAGGCCTTGCTGAATAAGCTCGGTGCTGCTGGGGTAATTCCATCGTTAGGCACACTCTGGTCAATCACTAGGTTATCCTTTGTGGTTGACTGGTTTTATAATATCGGAGGCGCGATTGAGAATCTTCAAGGTTCTCTCACACATAACATTAGCAATGTACGTGTATGCGTCTCCGACCTTCGCTCGAGACAACTCGAGACGAAGATCGAGGATACGTCAGCTTCTGCTGTCGTCTCTGCTGTAATCAGTCAGCGTTACTATTCGCGGGAAACCGCGGTAGTTCCTACGCTGCCGGTACTCAGTTATCCTCGTCGGGTTATGCCTTATGTGCTTCTCGGCGCATTAGGTTTGACTCAAACGAAGCTAGGGCGTAAAATCCTAGCCAAGGGCCCGAAGTTAGATGTTGATTTAAATCTCAACGCTCTTCGGGATCGTTTGCTACGAGACAAGAAATTTCGCAAGAAAGTTCTTGGCAAGTAGTGGACCTGCTATGCAGTTGAAATACCTAACAGATGTATTCTTTATCTGTTGCCTAGTTGGGGCATCTCAACAAACCTATGTCCGGTGGGACATTAAACACACAAAACATGACAAATCCGATCACCCTGTTGACGACTCACGTCTTCAACAAAACCGCCACACTGGTACCATCCGGTTGTATCCTTACGGATATTTCCCGTGGTATCACGCTCCCCGACCGTATTCGTATTGCTCACACTGAGCAGAAGAATCCGGTCGAACCCGGCAGCATTGACAAGCTGTCCGTGATCTCCCTGCAATACACCTATGTGAATGCAGACGGGGTTACAAAACATGTCCAGTGGTCTATGAACAGACGCGTACCCGACGATTGCCCTGCGGCAACCGACACGGAAGCGTTTAATCTGTTGATGGATTACTTCTTCAGCGCCAAGACTGACAGGGCCACGAATATCGCGGACCTTAAGAACGGCGTTGTCATCTAACAATAACCATAACTGTCCTTTACGGGACTAACATAGTATTATACCATGAAAGCTCCGAAAAATGATAAGTCGGTTAGTGATCGATCTGCTCTGATGGTTTGCTTTCGCAGACCATCTTGCAGAAGCAAGTCTCTTCGGTCGTTGCTTGTGAAACCCGACTGCGCCTTACGGTGCGGTTGCGAGTGCCATACGCTTCATACCGGCCTGATCTTGTTCTACATGTGTAAAAAGCATGTCCCTCTTACGCAGTAATGCGTAGAGGTTTCGATCGTGCGCCCACTTGGGCGTATGTTATGTGAAGTCGTAGGTATCCGACGTGCCCAGAGCGTTACGCTCAAGCATGAAGGACCTACGATAAGTTAACCCAGATTGAAGTAAGACACCTTCTGGTACGGGTTCCCTTCGGGGAAGCATACCTGGTGATCGAATCCTTAGGATTAAATGTTATGAATATTCAGACAATATATGATCGCCTGACATGTGATCTGCGCAGCATATACGGGATTTGCCCGCAACTACGCAGTTCTAGGGCCCCTCTTTATGAGGGGTTATGGAAGAACCTACTAGACGTCGTCGAGTGGCTCGGTACAGAGATGTGCCAAGACATTCGCGATTTACATCAGGAGACCGAAAGGTTTCCTGGTTCGTACAGTCTGTTACAGAAAACCCACAATGTGGGCCTGTATCAGATTCTCAAGGGACTGGGTCCGGAAGCATCCTGCTTCTTTATCCCGATACCTAGCGAACTAGTAGATCTCGTGTATACGTTCTGTCGGACGCGCAACCCGCGCGTCCTTCAGCAAATACGCCAGATTTGTTTACTCACATATAAGTCTAAGTCTAATGAAGTCACAAAAGAACAAGAGGCACGCGCTATTAGCGGTTTTGTTAGCAGAAATGCTACTTGCCGCAGCTTGTCAGAATCACACTATCGACTTCTCAGTCGTAGTGAAAGTTCTGATGGAGCTGTTTTAAGCGTTGCTCGGCTCCTCGTAAACATCATCCTGGATCGGTGCGACTGGTTTAATATCCAGCCGTCCCATGGTCCAGGTGCAGTGTCCGACAGTAAACGGGGCCTTGATAAGTGGAAGAAGCTCGACGGACGAACGAGTCGCATTTGCGATAAGTTCTATCCGATGAGTGAATTCTTCTCGCCTACTCCGGACTTGTTTGATTATAAGTCCGCCAGCTACTGCAATCCGTATTGCAAGCTGGCTATCGTGCCGAAAGACCGCAGAGGCCCCCGCGTTATCTGCACTCAGCCCGTTGGGCTGATGTGGATACAGCAGGGTCAATGGAAGTCAATGAAGCGAACGATAGAGACCGCCTACATCCTACGTACGAACCGGGCTATTATAAACCCGGAAATCGGCTGTTCGATTAAGTTCGATAAACAGCAGCAGAATGGTAGTCTTGCTCTTGAGTCCTCGCGGACCCGAGAGTTTGCTACTATAGATCTGTCGGATGCTAGTGACCTAGTGAGTTGGGGGTTGGTTAGGTTCCTCCTTAATAAGAAGAATCGCCAATATCTGGCTGCTTCTAGGGCTACGCACGTAAAGATACGCGGTGATCTCGTGAAGTTACACATGTTCGCCCCTATGGGGTCGGCCGTGTGTTTTCCAGTCGAGACACTCGTATTCTGGGGTATTGCCGCTGCGGCTACCCTTGTGCATCGCGGAGTGACATACAGAGAACTCGTGGGTTGTGCGGAGCGAAAGCTACGCAGCAACCTCAATGAGGTCTTCGTATTTGGTGATGACGTACTCGTGCGCCGTGAGGTGTGCGAGTTCGTTTGCGAGCGCTTCTTAGGTGTCGGCTTTAAGCCTAACCGAAGGAAGACGTTTAGCGAGGGATTCTATAGAGAATCCTGTGGTGTTGATGCCTTCTATGGTCACGAACTAAAGATCGTGCGCCTACAGAGCCTCACCCTCACCAGCATGTCGGATGCCTATGCTACTATCGATCTCTGTAATAGAGCTCGAGGCATGGGCATGGTCCAGTTAGCTGAATACCTGGAATGCCAAGTCGAGTCCTTCTTAGGATTCGGACTAGCTGCCGGCTGTGCCGGCGGTGCATTCTGGACTAGAAACTGGCCTAGCAATACGTGGGGGCAACACCAAGCCCTTATGTGGAATCTGCATCGTAACCGAAAGATCCGGTATAACTACTGGCTCGATTATTACGAAGCTATGACCATCATTGCTAGCCCGCGCAAGGAATTTGCGCCACAAGACGGTAGGTACCGTCTGTTTCGTGGTTTAACCACGGGTGTAGACGAACATGCAAGAGACTGGTCGAAACCAGACGACCTGCAGTATCATCTGGGGTGGGCTAGGGCCTTTTAGAGCCTTAGCTGACCGAAGACAGGAATCATTCCTGTGCGAGTAATTCTCGCAACCTTC